GTCTAGCTATGAAAGCTGATTTCAAAATTGAAACTCAGAGAGATGCTTCTTTAAGAGGAACTGAAATCGTAGCAACTGTAACTTATGGATCAGGAGTAGTTAAATCAAACTACGGAGTTGCAATCACTACTGACTCTGCATTTTAATTAATGCTAATAATGGTGGGGAGTAAAATCCCCACCAACTAATAGGATTTACAATGGCAAATTTTTCTACTGACGCAGACCTAACATTTTACCAACCAGATATTTTAACTTTTGGGATAGCAAGTTTTACATCTCCAAATGATTACCACGCACAAGCAAGATTAGACATAGAACGAGATTTAAGAATTAAATGGTTTCCAGTTTATCAACGTAACGTACAAGAAGATATTTCTGTATTAGATTCTATTGAAATGGACGGAACTTTATTAACAGATGCACAATGGAAAAGATGTTCTATATTTAAAGTAATATCTGATTATGCTTGTCCATTATTAACTAAGTTTAATTCTAGCGATAACCTAGATAGATTCCAAGTAATGATGAACCATTACAAAGTATTATATGAAAAAGAATTTACAGATGTTTTAAGAGATGGTGTAGAATATGATGATGATAATTCAGGGACAATTACTAATTCAGAAAAAGAACCATATCATAGACTACGTATGGTAAGATGAAGATAACACCTACTGTTGATGATAGAAAACTTCAACAAAAGATAGATCAACAAATTAGAGAACAGCCTAGACAAATTCAAACAGTATTAGGAAGAACTGCTGAATTTCTTATGGGTTTGATTAAGCAAAGAACTCAAAGAGGTAAGAACGCAGATAATATTGCTTTCCCACCATATAAACCAGAATATAAAGCATTTAGGCGAGAACGTGGCAGACAAGTTAATTATCCTGATCTAAACTTCTCTGGACAGATGTTATCTAACATGACACAAAAAGCTAATTCTAAACAAGCTATATTATTCTTTGCTAATAAATTCCAAGCAACTAAAGCATTAGGTAATCAAAAGAAAAGAACATTCTTTGCTATTGGCGATAGAGAAACCAAAACTTTAATCAATTTCTTTGCAAATGAATTTAAAAAGGTTAATAAACTGATATGAGTAAAAGAGAGAATATAGCTAACAATATTATAACTGTACTTACAGCAGTAACTACACCTATTACTTTAAAGAAGGTAACTAGAGAACCATTCTCTGTAGATGAACTTTCAGAACAACAATATCCAGCAGTATTTGTTCAATCAGGTAATGAGCAAAGAACTGACGAAACAATGACATCATCTAGTATTACAAGACAAGCAAGTGCTGATTTTGTTATTATAGGATTTGTTAAAGGCACAGATACAAACATAGATACTAAACGTAATGAATTAATTTCCACCATTGAAAAGACATTAGAAAATGATAGAAGCAGAGGTGGGTATGCCAAGAGAACTGAGATCGTAGAAGTTACTACTGATGAAGGAACTCTTTACCCAATCGGTGGAATCCGAGTAGTGGTGCGAGTTATGTACCAATATACTGCTGGAACACCTTAACAACTAACAACGGAGAAAACCTATGGCAACACATACAGGCTCAGAAGGTACTATCAAAATTGGTAATGATACAGTTGGAGAACTACGTTCATTTTCATTAGAAAGTACTGCTGAAACTATTGAAGATACTTCAATGGGAGATACAAACCGATCTTACAAAGTAGGATTAAAAACATTTACTGGTACAGCTTCAGTATTTTTTGACGAAACAGATACAGCACAAGGTGCTTTAGATGCTGGTGCAGAAATTACTTTGAACGTATATCCAGAAGGTGCTTCTAGTGGCGATACATACTACTCAGGTAGTGCGATTGTTACTGGTAGAACTATTAATTCATCATTTGATGGAATGGTAGAAATGGAATTATCATTTCAAGGAACTGGTGCATTATCAGAAACAACAGTATAACAAATAAGGAGAAGGTAGAACATGAGTGTAATAGATAGAGTTAAAGATCATTTTGAATCACAAGGGGTTAAGACAATTAATGTGGCCGAGTGGGGCGAGGAAGGACAACCTCTAGTGATTTATTGTAGTCCATTTACTTTGGCAGAAAAAAGAAACTTATTCAAAGGTGCTAGAAATGATGATCTAGGAGTTTTAGTAGATGCTATTATGTTGAAGGCAAAAGATAAAGAAGGTAATAAGATTTTTAAATTAGATGACAAACATACTTTGCTAAACAAAGCTGATGCTGATGTTATTGCAAGAGTAGCAACTGAAATGCTAAATACAATTAGCTTTGAGGAAGCAGAAAAAAAGTAAGATACGACTCAGAGTTATTTACTATACTTTCTTTGGGCGAAAAATTACATAAAAGTATGGTAGAAGTGCTGTCCATGACAGAAGAAGAATTTGTTTGTTGGATAGCTTATTTTAAGGTGAAGGCAGATAAGGAAAGATTACAAAGTGGCACAAGAACGACTCCAAATTCGCCTAGACGCAGTAGATAATACTAAGAAGGCTTTTAGTTCATTAAAGGGAAGTATATTTAATATAAGAAATGCTTTAGCTGGACTAGGTATTGGTTTATTCGTAAAACAAATTGTAGATACTGGTAAGCAAGTAGAAAACTTAGGTTTAAGATTTAAGTTCTTATTTGGTTCTGCAAAAGAAGGTTCAAAAGCTTTTGATGTATTAACTCAATTTGCTTCTAAAGTTCCATTCTCATTAGAAGAAATATCTAGTGCTTCTGGTAATTTAGCAGTCGTATCTAAAGATGCTGATGAGTTAGCTAAAATATTGGAGATTACAGGTAATGTTGCGGCAGTTACAGGTTTAGATTTTAGAACAACAGCAGAACAAATACAAAGATCATTTTCAGGTGGTATAGCTTCAGCAGATGTATTTAGAGAGAGAGGTGTTAGTTCACTATTAGGATTTAGTGCTGGTGCTTCAGTTTCAGCAGAAGAAACAGCTAAAAAGTTTGAAGAAGTATTTGGTAAAGGTGGAAGATTTGGAAATGCAACAGCAGAACTTGCAACTACTTTTGGTGGTGTTCTTTCCATGCTTGGAGATAAACTATTTGCTTTTAAGAAAACAATTAATGATGCTGGTTTCTTTGAAGCATTTAAAACTCAATTTAGATTATTAGATAATTTCTTAGAAGAAAATAGCCAACAAATTCAACAAATAGCTATTTCTATTGGTAGATTTTTAGCAGATGCAGTTAGATCATTTGGTCAAGCTGTTATTTTTGTTAAAGATAATTTTGATATTTTTTTAGAAGGTTTAAGAATTTTAATAGGTATAGGATTAGCTAAGATTGTTTTATCCGCTGGTGTAGCATTTGTTACTTTAGCTAAAAGTATAGGTACAGCTACTCTTGGTATGTTAGCTTTTAATAAAGCAGTAGGTAAAAATTTATTATTCATTGCTGGTTCAGTTATCTTAGGAAATATTGATCGTGTAAGTCAAGCATTAGAAACATTAGGTAAAAAATTAGGAATTGTAAAAGAAATTGAAAAAGATGTGTTTGATGATTTTGCAATTGGAGAATTTCCACAAAATTTAGATATTATAAATAAAAAATTAACTTTAATGGAAGAATTGTTTGGTAAAATAAGCGAAGCTTATAAAAATGTATTTGGTAAATCAAAAAAAGATTTATTAGTTGATTTTGGCAAAACAATAGAAAAAGGATTTGAAGGTGTAACTAAAGGTATTGGAGATGCTACTGCACAAGCAATAATATTTGGAAAATCTTTTAGCGAAACATTAAAAGGTGCTTTAAGACAAGCTTTGGCTAATGTTATTTCTGACTTGGTTACAATGGGAATACGAATATTAATTAACACACAATTAGCTAAAGCTATGAAAAGTATATTAGGTGGTAGTAGTGGTGGTGGAGTTGGTGGATTTGATTTTGGATCAATATTTTCTGCTGGTAAAAAATTACTAGGTTTTGCAGAGGGTGGTTCAGTTAAAGGTGGGCAACCTATAACAGTAGGAGAACGTGGTAGAGAAGTATTTGTTCCTTCTACTAATGGACAGATTATTAAGAATGAAGATTTAGGAATGGGTGCTACTGTTAATTTTACTATTATAGCTAATGATACAAAAGATTTTGATAGATTGTTAGTTGAAAGAAGATCAACTATAACAAACATTATTAACCAAGCATTAAATCAAAGAGGCAAACCAGCATTAGTATAATATGAGTGGACAATTTCCTACATCTCCTGTTGCAAGATCAGCTACCATCACTTCACAACAAGATACTATTGTTTCTGTAACTACATCAGGAAGAAAACAAGCTAGACAAATAGATGGTCAAAGATTTGCTATTACTATTTCTTTTCCACCAATGACAAGAGCAGAGTTTGCACCTATTAAAGCTTTTGTTATGAAACAAAGATCACAATTAGAAAACTTTACTTTTATTCCGCCAACAGAAGGTAATGCTCAAGGTGTAGCAAGTACAGTATTAAATGTTAATGGTGCTTTAACTGCTGGAACTACAACAGCAAATATAGACAATATGACAGTATCTACAAATGGCATACTTAAAGCTGGAGATTACTTTAGATTTACAGGACAACAAAAAGTTTATATGGCAGTAGAAGATTTAAACTCAGATGGTTATGGAGAAGGAACTTTAACCTTTGAACCACCTTTAAGAGCAAATGTTGCTGACAATGCTATTCTTATTTATGACAATGTAGATTTTACAGTTTCTTTAACTAATGATGTTCAAGAATTTAGTATAGGAACAACTAATTATTATTCATACGAAGTTGATGTAGCAGAGGTATTATAATGGCAAGAAGTTTAACGACAGCAGTCAAAAATGAACTTGCTACCAATCAACTTAATCCAGTTAATTTAATATACTTAAATGTTGCTGGTGGACAAAGATTTACAGATCACTACAAAGATATAACTTATGATTCTAATACATATACTGCTTCCAGTTTGTTTTTGGGTTTATCAAATGTTTCTGAATCTCCTGATGTGTCTGTTGATTCTATTACTCTTGCTTTTACTGGTGCTGATCAAACTATTATTTCTTTGCTACTTAATAATGCTTACATGGAAAAAGAAGCAGAAATCTACAAAGGATTTTTAAACAGTTCTCAACAATTAATTAGTGATCCATTTTTATTATTCAAAGGTAGAATAGAATCATTTTCTTTAGAAGAAGACTCTAACAATTCTACTTTAAGTATTTCTATTGCATCACATTGGTCAGATTTTGAAAGAATACAAGGCAGAAAAACAAATACTAATTCACAGCAATTACATTTTGCTGATGATGTAGGTTTTGAATATGCTTCTCAAGCAGTAACTAATATTAAATGGGGTAGATCATAATGCAAGATATTATAGAACTTTACAGAAAGTTTGATATGTATAAAGATTATTCTGATCCTCAATTAAGATTACATTTATTTCCTTGTTTAAACTTAGACCAAAACAGAAAACATTACATAGATGATAAGTTAGTTGGTTTTACTAACTGGGCTTTTTTATCTGATAAAGCACAAGCAAAATTTAAACAAACAGGTTTAATTAGCAGACAAGATTGGAGATCAGGAAATCATCTTTGGCATATAGATACTGTTGCTGAATCTAATTTAGAGGATATTATTTCTTGGACTAAGAATTACTTTACACAAAAATTTGGTATTAACAAAAAAATAAACTGGTTACGAATTAAAGACAATACGATTGTCAGAAAAGTAACTAGAACTACAAAGGATAATTGGTTATGGGTGGCTTCATAGGCAAAGCAGTTAGTGTAGGTGTAGGCATATTAACAGGTGCATCAACAGCTAAAATAATTGGTGGATTAATATTAGGTGCTGTTGCACAAAAAGCTATATCTTGGTTACAACCAAAACCTGAAACACCTAGTTTTGATATACCTCAAGCTGAAACTGCACAAGGTGTATTACTTAATAAATCATCAAATAATGCTCAAATCCCAGTTGTGTATGGAGAAAGACAAATTGGTATTACTAGAGTATTTGTAGAAACATCTGGTACAGATAATGAATATTTATATATGGCTGGTGTACTTTGCGAAGGAGAAATACAGTCTATAGAAAAGATTTATATTGACGATAAAGAAGTTACTTGGGCTAGTGCTTTAACTCATGGGACAGTTGTAGAAGTAGGTTCAGGAGATGCTAACTATTACAAAAACTCTACCTCACATATTCAAGTACAAGCATTTTTAGGATTAGATAACCAAGTTAGTTCTAGCATATTATCTACATCAACTAATTGGGGTACTAATCACAGACTAAGAGGAATTGCTTATCTTGCTTTTAGGTTTAAATGGAATCAAGATATATTTGGCAGTCTTCCAGATATTAAAGTTATAGTTAAAGGTAAAAAGATTTACGATCCAAGAACTGCTACAACTGCTTATTCAAATAATTCAGCTTTATGTTTATTAGACTATTTAAGAAACTCAAGATACGGAAAAGGATTACCTGATTCTGCTTTTGAGGCAAACTTCCAATCATTCCAAGACTCTGCTGATGAATGTGAAACACAAGTAACTCCTTATTCTGGTGGAACAGATATAGACTTATTTGAAACAAATGCAGTTATAGATTCATCACAAAAACTAATAGATAACGTGTCTAAACTTCTTAATCCTATGAGAGCAATATTCTCATACAATCAAGGAACATATAAATTAAACATTGAGAACACAGGAACAGCTACTTACACAATTACTGCTAATAATGTTATTGGTGGTATTAAGGTTATAGGAGAAACTAAGAATAAAAAATATAACAGGGTTATTGGTACGTTTGTTAATCCAGAAAAGAATTGGCAAGAAGATACAGTTACTTTCCCACCAGCAGATGATTCAGCTTTACCTGTAGGAGATAAACACGCAACTTTGTTGGCTTTAGATAATGGAACTTTATTAGAAGGTAATTTTGATTTTCCTTACATCACTAATCCTTATCAAGCAGAAGAACTTTGCGAGATTATTTTAAGAAGATCAAGAAATGCTTTAGCAATTGAAGTTACAGTTACTTCTGAATTTTTAGATGTAGTAGTAGGAGATATTGTTAATATAACTTACACAACTGCTGGTTTCTCTGCTAAACCTTTTAGAGTTTATTCAGTTACTATTAATCCTGATTTAACAGTTTCTTTATCTTTAACAGAACACCAAGATAACTTTTATACTTGGACTTCTAAATCAGAAGCACCTACAATTGCCGATACTAACCTACCAAATCCAAATGTGGTACAACCACCAGCTTCAGTAACTTTATCAGACCAATTAATAGCTTATAATGACGGAACAGTTATTGTTGCACTTGATATTACAATAGGTGCTAGTCCAGATAACTTTGTAGATTATTACCAAGTTGAATATAAGAAACAATCAGAAACAAATTATCAAATACATGGACAAGGTACTGGATTAAATCAAAGGGTTCTAAACGTGATAGATCAAGAGGTGTATAACGTACGAGTAAAAGCAGTCAATTCTATTGGTGCTTCATCTACTTATGTAACTGCTACTAGAACTATTGTTGGTGCTATTTTGCCACCAGCAGATGTAGAAGATTTTGCTTGTAATGTTATTGGTGGAGATGCTCATTTAAGTTGGAGTCCCGTTACAGATTTAGACCTTGCATATTACTCTATTAGATATTCTACTTTAACAAGTGGTGCTGAATGGCAAAACTCAGTTGCTTTAGTTGCTAAAATTGCACGACCAGCAACCTCAAGTACAGTTCCAGCCAGAGAGGGTAGTTACTTAATCAAAGCGGTGGACAAGCTAGGTAACTTTAGTTCTAATGAAGCTATTGTATCTAATACTATTGTTTCTGATTTTAATGCAGTTGCTACTCAAACAGAATCTCCTACATTTACAGGTGTTAAAACTAATGTTTATGTTGATGATAATAATGCTCTACGTTTAGATTCATCAGAACTATTTGATAGTGCAACAGGTTTATTTGATGATGGTACAGGTTTATTTGAATCAGGATTAACTGCTTCAGATTTATTTGCAACAGGTACTTATGAATTTTCCAATGTTATAGATTTAGGTGCAACTTATAAATCAAGAGTAACAGCTTCTATTGTTCAATCTTCAGATAATATAGATAATTTATTTGATGATGTTGCTGGATTATTTGATGATACACCATCTAACTTTGATGGGGACACACCAGCCAATTGTAATGCACATTTAGAGATAGCTACTTCAACGGATAATGTAACCTATACTGCATTTAGAAATTTCGTTGTTGGAGATTATAATGCAAGATATCTTAAATTTAGATTAAACTTAGCTTCTTTTGACTTATCTTCTACACCTGTTATTTCATCTTTATCAGTATCAGTTGATATGCCAGACCGAATATTTAGTGGAAATGATATAACTTCAGGAACAGGTACTTATTCTATTACCTTTACAAGTCCGTTTTATTCTAGTAGTTACGCAGTAGGTATAACTGCTCAAGGTCTTGCGACTGGAGATTATTACTTATTAACAAACAAGACAACAGGTGGTTTTGATATTGCTTTTAAAAATAGTAGTGATACAGGTGTTTCTAAAACATTTGACTATATAGCAAAAGGTTATTAAATAGAATTATGGCTCAATCAGATTTAACAATACAAAATCAATCATTCCCAAGTTTTAGAGCAGACTTAAATGATGCACTAACAGCTTTAAATACATTTCAATCAGGAACAACAAGACCAACTTCTGCTGTAGCTGGAACTATCTGGCTAGACACTACTTCTGCAACTACACCTACTTTAAAATATTATGATGGTGCTGATGATATTTCACTTGCAACTTTAGACCATTCTGCAAACACAGTTAATTGGTTAGATAGCACAGTAGTATTTGACATTGTGGGAGATACAACTCCGCAACTTGGTGGAATGTTAGATGTTAATGGTCAAGCTATTGGAGATGGTACATTAGAATTAATTAAATTTTCAGAAACAGCTAGTGCAGTCAATGAGATTACTATTACAAATTCTGCTACTGGAAACAATCCTGAAATTTCCGCTACTGGAGATGATACTAACATTGGATTATCTTTAGCTACAAAAGGAACAGGTTTAATTAAATTTAATGATGGTGCTTATAATGCAGAAGCAACACTTACTGATGGTGCTACTGTAACTTGGGACGTATCTACTGCACCAGTTTGTAAATTAACTTTAGGTGGAAACAGAACTTTATCTGCACCGACTAATGGTGCTAATGGACAATTTATTTCAATCGCTGTAATTCAAGATGCTACTGGTTCAAGAACTTTAACTTGGAACGCAGTATTTGAATTTACAGCAGATACCGCACCAACACTAACTACAACCGCTTCTAAAGCTGATCTATTTGTATTTAGATATAATGGAACAGTATGGTATGAAGTTGGTAGAAACCTTAACTTAAGTATTACATAATGTACGCATTAGTTCAAAATAACGAGATAGTTAAATACTTTACATACCCAAAAGGTTTTACATTAAATGGTAATCAGTACCCAGCAGATATATTTACAAAGTGGTCTAATGCAGAAAAGAACGCAATAGGAATATATGAAGTAGTGTATGACCACTCTAATAAAAAAGATGAAGGTTATTACATTAACACTAATGAGCAATTTAAGTTTGAAAACAATAAAGTTATTTCATACTTTGGAACTGCAACTCCTAAACAATTAGAAGATGTTAATGCGGTTGATGAAGACGGCGAACCAGTATTA